CCCAGGAACATTACTCCCATAAGACCTTTCGGAACTTCTTCTACCTTAAGCAGCTGGCCTATCGCCTTGGCTGATCTTTGGTAGGTCTCAAGCTCAATGTCAGCTGTGAGGCCATCATCTCCTCCATACAACCCCAAACTTTTCCAAGCCTCCGCAGGTTCCAAGAACGATCCATCTTCATGAGTCATCCTTGCAGCGAGGTAGGAAACGAACGCATTAACACATCCGTTAAAGGTTGAGGTTTCTGGGGAGCCCGAGGCTCGGCTGAAATCGGTCTGGTATTTAACGCCGGTTGTTGTAAAGGCTTTAAGACCGAATTGCGCTTGGTGCAGTTCCAAAAGTTGTTGATGAAATTCCATTCTAAAACCACGGAGGAGAATGAGTCGCTCAAGTTCACGCATAGCATTCGAACCACGGCCATCAAAGCGAGAGAAGTCTGATTTGGTCACTCCTCTCTTGGCTACGCCACACACCGCTGTTACTCTAAGAGCCACATCGCGGGGCGATTTGCCAAAAGCATACCACTCCTGAACTTTCAACACAGCATCAGTGAGGGCATAAATAAACTTTGAATAGGCAGCTTTATCAGAGCCATTAATCTGGGAGATTATTCTAGGATCTTTAATTTCTCCATAAGGCTCAGCTTTCATAAAGGATTGAACAACACGGGTAGGAGCTCCGTATTGGCTTTCTTCCAAAATTCGCCGTTGCTTCGGGCGACTTTGGTGTTCGTACAGGTAATCATCATCAACAGGGGAAAGTTGGTGAGGTACAGGAATGAGAAATTGGACAAATTCCTCCATGACTTTGGCTAAGAAAGGTGTTATTTCTATCAAGACGGGTTTTATCTCTTGAACTCTGCCAGAAACCATACGCTGTTCCGAGGCTAGGCCTCTGTCAGGGACAAAAGCATCATTCAAAATTGGAGACATAAACGGGGTCATTGGGGATTTCGCTTTAGGATCGAAGGTCATTGGATTATACTGGTAACGACGAACTGAATCTTGGACTGGGCACACAACATCCGTCTTAGCCGGTACGGCATTCCGATGGAAGTCTAAAAGAGGGGCAGCAGCCACGCGATTTCCATCAACATAAGACGTTACTTGCGGCATCGTTATGTCGAATTTAGATGTTCGGGAAATCGTGGATAGGGTATCATCGACGTCAGCGGGAACTGTGGCGTTAGCATGCTCACCAGCTCTACCTGTAGACACAAAAAGACCTTCTTTAGTTTGGATTTTCATTCTCAAATAATCACCTTGGGCGATCTGGAGACGCTCCAGATTTCCGGCTTCAATAAACAAATTGGCTAACCAGGCATTAATGCCTGTCCATTTACTAATAGGGGCTAACAATATCAACTCATGGTCCGGGGCAGTATGCCTTCTCTCCACCGCAAAAACTGCGAGAGAATAGGTTACTCCTAAAAACGTCTTGGTTACTTTGCAGCAATCTTGACTGTAAT